AGTTAATTGGAGTGTGTTATCTGAAAATCCAAATGCTATTCCTATTTTAGAAAAAAATCTAGATATAGTAGATTGGGATATTTTATCTGCTAATCCAAATGTTAATTTGCTTCTATCTAAACTAGATTATCAAGAAATGAAAATTAAGACAAAAGAATTTTCTAGAGAATTGACTGAACGCGTATTTCATCCAGAGAGATTATTCAGAATATGTGAGAGAAATGATTTGGAATTATGTGATTTGCTAGAAATTCTTTAAGTTGTTTTAATATAATCTATTTATTTTTCAAAAACATAAAAATAAAATTGAAATTCTTTTTTACTAGGAATTCTAATCCATATTTAATCAAATTGTATCAAAATATGTCTAAACCTATCTACAAGTTTCAACATTTAGATAAAGTTGATTGGGATAAATTATCTAGAAATCCAAATGCTATTCCTATATTAGAAAAAAATCTAGACAAAGTTGATTGGCTTAGATTGTCTTATAATCCAAATGCTATTCCTATTTTAGAAAAAAATCTAGATAAAATTAATTGGTTTTGGTTATCTTCCAATACAAATGCTATTCCTCTATTAGAAAAAAATCTAGATAAAGTTGATTGGGGTTGGTTATCTAGAAATCCAAATGCTATTCATCTGTTAGAAAAAAATCTAGATAAAGTTGATTGGAATTGGTTAACTGGAAATCCAAATGCTATTCACATGTTAGAAAAAAATCTAGATAAAGTTTATTGGAATTGGTTATCTTCCAATCCAAATGCTATTCCTATTTTAGAAAAAAATCTAGACAAAGTTGATTGGAATATTTTATCTAGTAATCCAAATGCTATTCATATTTTAGAAAAAAATCTAGATAAAATTAATTGGTTTGAATTATCAGCTAATCCAAATGCTATTCCTATTCTAGAAAAAAATCTAGATAAAGTTAATTGGACTTGGTTATCTTATAATCCAAATGCTATTCACATTTTAGAAAAAAACCTAGGTAAAGTTCATTGGGATAGGTTATCTTATAATCGAAATGCTATTCCTATGTTAGAAAAAAATCTAGATAAAATTGATTGGACTATATTATCTTTAAATCCAAATGCTCATTTGCTTCTCTCTAAACTAGATTATCAAGAAATGAAAATTAAGACAAAAGAATTTTCTAGAGAATTGACTGAACATGTATTTCATCCAGAGAGATTAATCAGAATATGTGAGAGAAATGATTTGGAATTAAGTGATTTACTAGAAATTCTGTAAAATTCAATAAATTCAATATGTCTAAAAGTCAAAATTATAAAAGTCAGTTGATGCATTTCTTGTAGCATAAGAGTATTCTGGTAATTGAGGTGTTGGTGCAGGAACTGTCACGGGTTGATATCTCAAATCAGCTGGTTTAAGTGCAAATGCATATCCAACTCTATCAAAAAAGAGTGCATTCTCCATAAGATTATTATCAACTAACTGATATCTCAATGCAACCATTTGACATCCACTTGCTCTACAGACCATGCCACTAGGATTAGCCGGATTACTGGCATTATCTGGTGTTACGATAGTTATACCACGTCTATTAAAATCAGTCAATTCATTGATGTCGGGATTATTTTTAACATTATAATAATCATATTCTCTCATAAATATTGAGTTGCTAGTTAAATTAATAAACTCAAGTAAATCTTGATTCTCAAGAAATGCAGTATTTGTTCTATCAACAATCAGTATAACTTTATTTTGGAGAGACAAAAGAGGAATATTTCCTAAATTTTTTCCTTCAGATTCATAACTATAACTAGGTCCTAACATAATATCAGTATTGGACTTAAAAATATCTGTTAATTTAGAATACATGTTTTGATTACTACTCTTAAATCTTAAGTGAATTAATATAGGGTCAGATGGATTTGGACATGTTCCTCCAGAAAACGCATAATTTCTAATAGTATCCATAACAGTTCCAAAGTTGACAGAATTAAATGTTTCTTTAACATGATAATTATCAATTGTGCTGGTTGCTACAACTGGTTGGTCATTTACAGAATATATTTCAAAATCAAGACATCTAACACCTTGTTTTATAATAGCCTTTAAGTTACATACATCTACAAAATCATTTTTATAAGCTCCTCCAGAACAAGCATTATAAGCAGTTTTTATATAATAATCAAATAAATTTCCACTGCAATCTGGGTCTGAACTAGTTATAGGTCTTAAATTACCGTTAATACTTGAATATAAATTATTCATATAATCGCATGTAGCATTTTCTAGTCTAGAGAGATAAATTAAATAACCAATAAAAATGATTAAAATAACAAAAATAAATGACATTATCATATAAAGTTGAAAATCTTCATCCAAATTGTGAATAGCGCTTAAATAATCATTAGAATTTGTTGTTGACATTACTAATATATAATATTATTTTTAATTATTAGAAATAATTAAATTATATTATGATGAAATAAAGAATTAAAAAATAATACTATTATATACTAAATATGGCTGGAGGCTTAATGCAACTAATTAGTCCTGGACAACAAAATGTAATGCTTACTTCAAACCCTCAAAAAACTTTTTGGAAATCGACATATAAAAAATACACCAACTATGGTAAGCAATGCTTTAGATTGGACCACGAGGGCACACCACAATTAAATTTAACAGCTGAATCAACTTTTACGTTTAAAATTAAACGTTATGCAGACCTTCTTATGGACTGCTATATATGCATAACATTACCGAATATATGGTCACCTATAATGCCACCACAAGCATACCAACAAAATGATGGGACAACGGCTTATTCAGATTGGGCTCCTTTTGAATTCCAATGGATAAAAAATTTAGGAGCTCAAATTATCAGTAAAGTTTCTATCAATTGTGGTAATCAACAATTGCAACAATATTCCGGACAATATATTTTGGCTTCAGCTCAGAGGGATTTCTCAGGTTCAAAGTTAAGACTATTTGATGAGATGACAGGTAATGTTCCTGAATTAAATGATCCGGCAAATGTAGAGCCTCGTGTAAATGCATATCCAAATGCTTATTACACAACAAGTCCAGCTGGTGCACAACCTTCTATAATGGGAAGAACATTATGGATTCCTTTAGGTGCTTGGTTTAACTTGTCATCTTATCAAGCCTTTCCTTTAGTTTCATTACAATATAATGAATTAACTATCAATGTAACGTTTAGACCTATAAATCAATGGTTTACTATTCGTGATGTAATGGATTATACCAATAATTATCCTATTGTAGCTCCAAATTTTAATCAATATTATATGCAATTCTATAGATTTTTGCAAACTCCGCCAGATGAAGAATTGGGTCCTACATCTTATATAGATACAAGAACTAATTGGGCAGCAGATATTAATCTAAATTGCACATATTGTTTTCTCTCTGATGATGAATCGACTATATTTGCTAAAAATGAACAGAGATATTTGATAAAACAAGTTTATGAAAAACCTTTCTACAATATAACAGGTCAAAATAGAATTGATTTAGATTCATTGGGAATGGTAATAAGTTGGATGTTTTATTTTCAAAGAAGTGATGCTAATTTAAGAAATCAATGGTCTAATTATACGAACTGGCCTTATGAATATATGCCACAAGATATAACGCCTGCACCAACGGCTGGTGATGTTCCGAATCCAAATACAGCTTTCACACCATTTTTAGGTCCAGGTTTAAATCCAGATGGTACATTATCTGGCTTATATACAACTGGCGTTTATAATCCACAAAACATTAAATCAATTTTGGTAGCAATGGGAATACTACTTGATGGCCAATATAGAGAGAATATTTTGCCAGCAGGTGTCTACAACTTTGTAGAGAAATATGTAAGAACAGCTGGGTTTGCACCTCCGGGTCTTTATTGTTATAATTTCTGTTTAAATACTGACCCTTTTTCACTACAGCCATCGGGTGCAATGAATATGAGTCGTTTTACAAATATTCAGTTAGAATTCACGACAATATCTCCACCAGCAGACCCTTATGCACAGGTTTTAACAATTTGTGATCCTGCAACTGGAGATATAATAGGTATTAACAAACCAACGTGGAGAATTTATGATTACAACTTCAATATGTATTTAATCGAGGAGAGGGTAAATATGGTTATATTTGTTGGCGGAAATGCTGCATTATTGTATGCAACTTAATAATAAATTAAATCAGTTTAAACACATAACAATAATATCATTAAATGTTAAGATATAATAATTTTGGACGAATAATTAAACGGAATTTATTTAATTATAGAGATGCCTTTTTACTAGAAAACCAATTGTCTCCGGACGAAAAATTTATTAAAGATTTGGCTTACAATTTTTCGAAAAATATTTTGCAGCCAAACATTGTTTCATCGTTTAGAAATGAAAAATTCGATAAAAATATTATGAAAGAAATGGGTAATTATGGATTGCTTGGACCAACAATCAATGGTTATGGGTGTGCTGGTGTAAATTATACATCATATGGTTTAATTATGCGCGAAATCGAGAGAATAGATAGTGGATACAGAAGCTGTGCTAGTGTTCAATCGTCTCTTGTAATGTATCCAATTTATAAATTTGGTTCTCAAGAACAAAAAGATAAATATTTGCCAGAATTAGCAAAAGGAAATTTAATTGGTTGTTTTGGTCTTACTGAACCAGACCATGGTAGTGATCCTTCTGGAATGATAACTCGTGCAAGATTTGATGGCGATAATTATATTCTAAATGGTAGTAAAAATTGGATTACAAATTCACCAATAGCTGACATATTTATCGTGTGGGCTAAGGACGATAATAATATTATAAGAGGTTTTATATTAGAAAAAGGTATGACTGGATTGTCTGCACCAAAAATTGAAGGCAAATTTTCATTAAGAGCATCTAATACGGGTATGATTTTTATGGACAATGTTATGGTTCCAAAAGAAAACATGATTCCAAATGTTAAAGGTTTGAAAGGACCATTTTCATGTTTAAATAAAGCTAGATATGGTATAGCATGGGGTGTTCTTGGAGCAGCAGAAGATTGTTATTTAAGAGCAAGAGAATATTCATTAGAGAGAAGGCAATTTAATAAGCAATTAGCTGCGAATCAATTAATTCAGATTAAATTAACAGATATGTTAACGGAAATAACACTAGGACTGCAATCTGTTTTAAGAGTAGGAAGAATGATGGATGAAAATAATTTAATACCTGAAAATATTTCGTTGGTCAAGCGTAATAATTGTTTAAAATCTTTACAAATAGCTAGAAATGCTAGAGATATATTAGGTGGAAATGGTATATCAGATGAATACCATATTATAAGACACATG